GTAACAGTAGCAGCAAAGCGTGATGAGGCTTCAATGTTTGAAGTATCATTCCGTCTACTACCAGAAGATAGTTCTGGATCATACGGTAAGATCGTTGACCGTACATTTGCACCAGCATAATAAAAACTTAATAATACAGCTCAGCCCATCTCATAACGAGGTGGGCTTTGTTGTTTTTGTGGTAGACTTAGTAGACTATGGCAACATCAATATATAAAACAAAAAACATCTATTTATTTGACGGTACAGAAATAGAAATAATGCCTCTTAAGATTAAGTATCTTAGAGAGTTTATGGATGTATTTAATAAAATAAAGTATGCACAAAATGACGATGAATCAATGATGGTTTTATTAGAGTGTGCAAGAATTGCAATGAAACAATACTATCCTCAAATATCTAAAAACCTAGAAGATCTTGAAGATAACATAGATTTACCAACAGTACATGAAATTTTAGAGGTTGCTGCAAATATAAAAATAGGTGAAGATTCAGAAGAAAGCATAAAGACTCAGGCCCAAAGTAGTGAGGCTGGTCCAACATGGGAAGACTTTGATTTAGCAAAACTTGAATCAGAGGTATTTTTGCTGGGTATATGGAAAGATTACAGTGAGCTAGAATCATCAATATCATTGTCTGAACTATTATCAATAATAGCAAGTAAAAGAGAATTAGACTATCAAGAAAAGAAATTCTTTGCATCAATTCAAGGTATTGATTTAGAAGGCGGATCTGAACCTGAAAAAGGTCAAAAAGAATGGGAAGATTTAAAGGCTAGAGTATTTAGCGGTGGAGCAACAAATGATAGTAATGACATATTAGCACTGCAAGGACAAAATGCTCAAAGAGTAGGATTTGGAATTGGCATGGGTCTTGATTATGAAGACGCAAGAGACCCCTCTCTCATGGTATAATTAATCTAAACCCAAGGGAGGGATCAATATGGCAACAACTGTGCATGAAGCGCATAAAGTCAAATTAATTGATGGTACAGAGATAACCTTAAGACCGCTTAAGATTTCACTTTTACGAAAGTTTATGAAAAAGTTTGAGGGTATTGCAGCAGTAGTAGAAGATAATGATAAATCAATCAATCTACTAATGGAGTGTGTACTAATCGCAATGGAACAATATAAGCCAGAGCTAGCAACTGACATTGCTGCGCTTGAGGATAATATTGACTTGCCTACAGTATATGAGATTGTTGAAACAGCATCAGGAATTAAACTTTCTGAAGCAGCATCAATTTTTAATACTGAAGAATAATATAACTAAATAAAGAGGTGTATTGAATGGCTGATGTTCAGTCTAATATTAAAGTAAGTATTGATACTACTGAAGCACTAGCCAGTATCAAAAACTTACAAAGACAGATATCAGCCTTTCATACCTCAATGGCAAAAGGCGGTGCTGCAGCAAATGCAGTCACTGCCCAAATGCAGCAAAACTTAATTAACTCAATTAATGCTACAGGCCAGTTCTCTGCCCAAATGAGAACAATCAAAACAACCACAGAATCTTTTACAAGCTCTTTAGAAAAAAACAAGTTCTCCATGAAAGAATATTTTAGATATGCTGGTGGGGCATCAAAAACTTTTGGAAAACTATTTAAAACTGAGTTTGATACAATAAACAAAGTAGCAAGAGAAAATGTAAAAGACCTTCAAACACAATATATTAAGATGGGCCGTGATGCTAGCGGTGCAATGAAGGCAATTGCCGTAAGACCTCTATCTCTTGATATGAATGATCTTGCAACAAAGACAATGATTGCTGCTGAAAAGCAGGCAATTCTTAATCAGCTGTTAAAGCAAGGATCAACTAATCTTTTAAACTTTGGTAAAAATACACAATGGGCTGGCCGTCAGCTTATGGTTGGTTTTACAATTCCATTAATGGCTGTTGGAGCAGCAGCTGCTAAAACATTTATGGATATGGAAACTCAGGCAATACGTTTTAAAAAGGTATATGGTGATCTATTTACATCAACGACAGAAAGTACTGCAGCATTAGAAGAAATAAAGGCTCTTGGAAAAGAGTTTACAAAGTATGGCATCGCAGTAAAAGATACAGTAGGTTTAGCAGCAGAAGCTGCAGCAGCAGGTTTTAAAGGAGTTGACCTTCAAAGACAAACAGCAGCAGCAACCAAGCTTTCTGTTTTAGGACAAGTTGAAAGCCAAAAGGCACTTGAAACTACCATTGCATTGCAAAATGCATTCTCAATGTCATCTCAAGATTTAGCAACGAATATTGACTTTCTTAACGCAGTAGAAAACCAAACTGTTTTATCACTTGATGACATGTCAACTGCAATTCCAAAGGCAGCACCAGTTATTCAACAGCTTGGCGGAGATGTTAAGGATTTAGCATTCTTTATGACTGCAATGAAGGAAGGTGGAATAAACGCATCAGAAGGTGCTAACGCACTCAAGTCTGGTCTTGCTTCTATGATTAACCCAACTGGAAAAGCAGCAGCAATGCTTAACAGTCTTGGTATTAATATAAAAAAGATTGTTGTAGACAATAAGGGTGACTTAAAGAAAACAGTTATTGACTTTGCAACAGCATTAAATCAACTTGATCCACTAAATAGAGCACAAGCAATTGAACAAATGTTTGGTAAGTTTCAGTTTGCTCGTCTATCTACTTTATTTGCAAACGTAACAAAAGAAGGAACTCAGGCATCACGTGTACTTGACCTAGCTGGATCATCAATTCAAGAACTTGCAGCATTGTCAGAAAAAGAATTAGGAATGACTTCAGAGTCTGCAATGAACAAATTTAAAGCATCTATTGAAAATCTTAAGCTATCATTAGTTCCAGTAGGAGAAGAGTTTTTAAAAGCAGTAACACCAATTGCTGAGTTTGTTACAAAAATTTTAGATAAGTTTAATAATCTTGGAGATGGAACAAAAAAGGTTATTGTTACATTAACAGCAATAGTTGCAGGCCTTGGTCCAGTATTATTAATGACATTTGGTTTGCTTGCAAACGGTTTAGCAAATATAATTAAAGGCTTTACATTCCTAAAAAGTATTTTTAATAAAGCTGGTAAGTCTAGTGCAACGCTAGGTACTGAAGTTAAGTATATGACTCTTGAGCAAAGAAATGCAGCAGCGGTTGCAGCATCTCTTGATCAAGTGCACAAAAATCTTGCACAAACCTTTACTGTAGAAGCTTCAGCAGTTGATGCACTAACAAGAGCATATTACAGAGCAGTTGCAGCACAGGCACAATTAATGCCAACCAAGGTTCCATTTAAAAGAGCACCAGTTACAAAGAGAGCAAATGGAAAGCCTGCAGTAGTTGGCGGTACAGGAAATAAAGACACAGAGCTATCACTACTCATGCCTGGAGAAACAGTAATTCCAACAAAGATGAGCAAGAAGTATGGTGGACTCATTAATGGAATGATTGCAGACAATATTCCTGGGTATTCTGTTGGAAAGCCAGGTGCCAAAACAGTAGCAAGCCACATAGAGGGATTTACTCCAGCACAATTAACTACAACACTGTCAGACCCAACAATGCAAAGAGTTTTGTCAGTTTTGCCAGATGTTGGTGTTAGTATTCAAAGATTGTCCACAACAGCCGATGGAATGGTAACAGTAAGTAGAACTATTGAAACATCTCTTAGAAGTCTGTCTAGTAGCTTATTAGAAAATAATATTGAAGATGTAACAGCAATCGGAACTGGTGAATTTGCTGGAACAACAACTAAAACATCTGCTGATAGAAACTTTATGTTAAATTCCGCTGGCATTGCAGGAGAACCAATAACATTTGAACAAGCGCAAGAAGCAAGTAAAAAAGCTCAAGCCTATATTGATAAACCATCTAAAAATGAAACAGATAATACTAGGGCGCAAAAAGAACAAGCAAAAATATTAGTTCAAGAACAACTAGATTTAGAAAAAAGCTTAGTTGGTCTGTCTCAACAAGAAGTTGAAGCTAAAAAAGCAGATTTTACAAAAATGAAATCTACTCAAGCATTAGAGTATACATTAATGCAAAAAGGTTTGTCTGCAGAAGAGGCATCTACCTTGGCAAAACAAAAAATTGCAGAAGCAGAAAAAGCAACACTACAACTTGTAAAAGAAGCAAAAACAGATTTAGAAAAAAGAAAAATAAAAGAGGCAGCATACAAAGCAACATTGCTAAAAGAAATGGGCGCAGTTGCTGGCTATGACGAAAAAAATACAAAGACTAATGTATTTAATAGAACACAGCTTAATGCAGTTCCAAGAGATATGGCAAAGGGCCAAGTTCAATTCGGCACTCCTTATAAACCAGGGCAACAAGTTCCATCGGATGCTGCAGTGTTTGGTTCAGGAAAATCATTTATGGGGCTTTCAGGTAAAAGAGTTAAAAGAAATCAAAGTGCTGTTGTAGATGCATCAGTTAGAGACGACTACTATGACGACAGAGGTAGAATTAAATCTTTATTTAAACGTGGATCTAAAGATGGCACAGAGTATACAAAGGGAGTTAAGGCATCAACAAAAGATCCTTATGAGGCAAGCCTAGACAGAGGAAGCCCCCACCGATTGGCTGCTACCCACGGTAAAGAAGATGGTATTGCATATCAAACAGCAAAAGAAGAAGCAATAAATAAAACAAAAGAAAAATCAACTCAAAGTGGTAAGGCTCGTCGCATTGCAACAAGAGAACAGGGCCCTGCTCCAATAGGACCAAGCATGCCATCAGGAACAACCCTTCTTCCAATGGTCGGTATGTCTGAGAAGGAAAAAAAGAAACTAAAAAATCAGCGTGCAAGAAAAGCAAAATACGCAAACATTAAAAAAGTTGGAGCTAAGTTCGGTGGCGTTCAAGGCAGCGTAGGACTTATGGGTGCTAATATGGCTCTTAGTGCAGCGCCTGATTTTGCTGGTAAAAATCTAATACAGTCAACAATGACTGGTGCAAGCATGGGTATGCTATTTGGTCCTTGGGGAGCTGCAGCTGGTGCAGCAATAGGTCTTGTATCATCTGCAATAAGTGAATTAATTGAAAAACAAAGAATTCAAAAAGCAATGACAGAAGCAGCATTCAAATCTAGTGCTGATATAGCTGCATATTTTGGTAATGAAATAGTTAATGTAGATACTTCTATAAGTAACTTTGGTGTATCTCTTGGAATTGTAGGCGGTAGCTTAGAAAATATTGGCAAAGCATTTGGATATACAACAGATGAGCTTGCTAGATTTAATGAAATGGTTAGCCAGCTGCCAGAAGGAAATCCTTTAAGAGATCTTATAACTGGTTTAACAGAAGAATCATCTCCAGAAAAAATTAATAAAATTGCCCAAGCTTTTGTTACAACACAAGTTGCTCTGGGTCAAATTAAACCAGATCAAGCACAAAAAACTTTTGATTTAATCTTAGCATCTAGTGGTAAGGTTGCTATGGTTGGATCTAATTTTATGAATTTAAAAAGTCAAACTGAAGCAGTTGTGCAAACACTAAAAGATGCATCAGGAAGCTCTCTAACATTAGGAACAGCATTAACGCAAGTAATGGCTGCAGCAGCAAATGCATCATCTTTACAGCAACTAGATGTTATTTTAGATGGTGTTGCACAATCTGGTCTTTCTGCAGCAGAAGGTTTGGGTGCACTATATTATGCATACATTCAAGTAGGAAACTTGCAGGCAGCTCAAGCAATTCAAGCACTAAAGAGAGTAAACGGAATAACGTTAGAGCAAACAGGATTAATTATGGCTGCAGTAGGAAAAGGGTTTGAAGCAAAAATTAATCCAGCAACACAAGGAAAAGATTTAGCTAAGGCAGCCCTTGATTTTTTAAATGATCCAAAAATATGGGAAAAAACAAATTCAGGAAGCGTAACAAAAAAATACAAAGAGTTAGCTGATGCTCAAGTAAAATCTACAAAAGAACAAATTAAACTTCTTAAAGCAAAAAAGAAAATTATTGATGATGAAATAAAGAAAGAACAAGCAATAACAGATGAGTTAAAAAAACAATCTGAGTATACACAAAAACAACAAGACCTTGATCAGCAAATTCTTGAAGCTAAAATTAGAGGAAAGTATATTGAAGCTGCAAGCCTTTTACAAGAAAAACAAAACAATACAGTAGAATTTAATAAAGAAAAAACAATATCAGACCTACAAGCAAAATCTGATGCACTGCAAGCCCAAATAGATGCAATTCAAGCAATGTCTGACGATGTTGTATCTGCTATTAATGATGCATCTGCAGATGCAGCTGCTAACGCAGCAAGCATTGTTGCAGCTATTGGTTCTATAACATTTGATACAACACAATCAGGCACAAACTCTTCTACTGCGGTTCCAGTAGATGTAAGTGCAGCAAGCAGAAAAGCTTGGGTTGAACAAAATAAACCAAAGATATGGCCTGCGGGTGCAACAACTGCAGATGCAGCTATTCCTGTCACAGCTGCAGACCTTGATCCAAAAGTAGCATGGAATGATAGCAAACAGTGGTGGGATACATCACAAGTAACAGGAAAAACTAGAGATGAATTTGAAAAATACGTTAGAAGTCAAATCCAAACAGATCTTGATCGTTTAAAGAAAGCTACAGACTTTATTGTTGTTAGTACAATTGGTGCAGATGGACTTACATATAAGTGGAAAGTTGTAAAAAATGGTGACTTTATTAGAATGGGTAAGCCACAAAAATTAGCAGAAGGTGGATACATAAAGCACTTCAAGCCTGGTGGAAAAGTAAAGGGTCCAGGAACTGCAACATCTGACTCTATTCCAGCAATGCTTTCAGATGGAGAGTATGTTGTCAAAGCTTCTTCTGTAAAGAAGTATGGCACAGGAGTAATGGATGCATTGAATGCTGGAAAGTTTGCAAAGGGCGGAGCAGTCCATCCTTGGTGGAAAAAGCCAGCAAGAAGCTATGACTCTAATAACCAGCCTACTGGAAGTCCATATGGAAGATACTGGGGAGAATTAGAAAGACTATATCAGGGCTCTCCGATTGGCTTTGATAAAAATGGAAAGCCTATATTTAATAATGCTGGCAAAGATCCATGGGGCGGAGTAGAGATACCAGGACTTCCATTTAGTGGAAAGGTAGGTCAGTTCTCTGATTACTGGCATCAGCTAGCAGAGCAACTAAGAAAGTCTAGTGGTCCTGGAATGGGTATTGATAAGATTACTCCCCCATTAATTGGCTCTGGGGCATCTGCAGCTTTTGGCGGGCTACTAGGTGGCGGTGGCGGAAACATGATTGGTTATCATGACGGTGGCTACGTACATCCACACCCTCATGACGCTCTTACAAATACGCTAATTCAAGCACCTCCTAAAGGTACTACTGCCTATGCTAAGTATGCATATGAAATGGCTAGAAGGGGTGGGGCAGCAAAGACTGCTGCTAAACTTACTAAGCCAATAAAAGTTTCTGACGGACCTGCATACTCATGGCTAGGTAGTGATGGAACTATTGGTTATAGCAGACACGATAAGTATAAGTATGTAGATGCTGGCATGGGTTCTGCAAGTGAAGTAGAAAGTCAAATTCTTGGCGATTTATCTAAGACTGCCATGCGAGCTAAGATTATTGAAATGAAGGGTAGATTTGCAGAAGGCGGATTAGCATCAAGACCAAAGTATGGTAAAAAACAAAATTGGTTCCAAAGATATGTATCTGGATTTAATTCTAAAAATACACCAGCTGCTGAAATGTTTGGAACAGCACAACTATTAAGACTTATTACTGGACAAGGTAAAGGTGGAGACGCTCTAGGAGCATCCATGCTGCCACTTAACTTTATGGGAATGGGTGCTAGTAGAGGTTTATTCCTTGGTATGCCACGAGGAATAAAAGCACTAGAAGAAGCACGAGCATCTGAACAAACAATGAAAGCAATAGATGCCTCTATTAAAAACGGTATCTTTAAAGATCTTCCAATCACACAATTAGGAAAACAACTAGAAGCAACAGTTGGTAAAAGTTTTCCAGTTAGAGGAATTGGTGGTCTATATGAGGGTGCAGATGGAACAAAAGAATTTGTCAAGCCAGTAACAGATTCTTTATCTGGTTTATCTGAAATTAGATCTAATGTAATTTCAAGAAAAGTTGGACTAACTACACCAATTCAAGATTTAATAAAAATAATGGATCCTTCAGATGCAAAAGCAAAAAGAACACTGCTAGCATTAAAGTCTGCTTATAATCCAGAATTTGCAAACCCATCTGGAGAATTTACACAGGGTGAATATATAACACAACTGGTTGCATCTTTGTGGCGTGGAGATAAAGATTTACAAAAAGCAAACCTGTCTGGAAAAAATCTTGTTGACTCAGGAACTTCAGGAGTATACGATGTAGCTTCTGGAATGAGAAAGCTTTCCACCTCAATGCCATCAATGCAAGAGCAGGCTGCTATTAATTTACTAGGTGTAAAGGGCGGGGCAAAAAGATGGTTTGCTGAAACAACAGCACCAATTGCACAATCAATGACACCAGCAGAATACCATGATGCAATTATAAAAGAAATTAACAGACAAATTCCATTGGTAGAAGAAGCCATAGCATCATTTAATCTCACTGATCCAGATGAAATACAATCTTATGCAAATCTGATAGGTAGACTAAGAGCGGGAGCAGCACCAGGAGTAGATTGGTCGCCATTTCAACCAATGGCAGCAAGCGTTGTTCCAGCACCAGTAAAAACACCATCTGCAGCAGCACTTGCTAAAAAAGCTAAAGAGTTGGAATTACGAAAAAGACAGTCTGGGCATGCTGTAGGATTTTCAGACCTATCATTTAAAGATCAACTTGATGGATACGCTAAGGGTGGACTAATTCAAAAATTTGGTAAAGGAAGCCCTGGCGGTGTTGGTCCAGTAGGACACAAGCACAAAACAAATTTACCTCAGCATGCTTACGATATGATGAGAGGAATAATTCCATCTAGATCAGCCCCACACGATATGGGAATGAAACTGTTTCCAACTTCAGGTCCATCAAACACAGCCCCACATGATATGGCAATGAGAACAGGTGAGCAAGTGCCAGAGTGGGCCAGAGACTGGGATTACTGGAACCCATATCTTCCTAAGTTTACTGATAACCAAAAACCAGAATCTCTTCCAAAGTTTGCATTAAATCAATTAAAAACATTAGTTAGCGGTAAGATCCCGCCACTGTCTGCATTTTCAGTACTAAAAAATGTTGTTCAAAGATTTCAATCCAGAGAAACAGGAGCTGGATTTGACACTTATGTCCCTGAATCCGTATCTCCTGATGATGGCACCTCACCTGCTTCCATTCGTACACCATACTACAAGGCTCAAAGAGACAGCGGTTATGGTAAACTAAGGCCAGTTTATCTGGATGTAAAAGATTACACTTCTGAAGGAAAAGAAGATAGAAAAAGAAATCTATCCTCTATCTATATGGCTGCAAATGAGTTGACAAGATTAACAGGAGTCCCGTTTAGAGTTATCAAGCCAGAAAATAGAGAAAAAATACTTGCAAAAGCTGCATATAGCAAGTATACAGGCCCTAAAGTTATTCCAATACAATTTCTTGATGGAGATGCTCTAAGAGAAGAGCGAGGCGGTGGTCCTGCTAACTGGTGGGCAATGAATTCTGGCACAATTACCATGCCTAGAGCAAAAATGAGCGACACTTGGATGGGATTAAATCCTTTTAGCACCGCTGGCGGAAAAGACGTAGCGATGCATGAGATTATTCACTCTTTTCAAGGGCACCTAGGTGAGTCAGCAAACTGCGACATGTGCAATCCAAGTGGTAAATCATCATGGTTAGACAGGCACCTAGGCGATGTGCAGGGCAGCCATTCATTAAATCCATTCAACATAATGAATATGTACGGTTTCATGGGAGGCACTGTCAGCAATCCAGATATAGAGTCAATTAGAAAAGAAATGGGTTATTACCAATATAAAACAGATCTTACTAAAGAAGAAATAAAAGCCATAGAAAGAAAAATTCAAATTGCCAAAGGTTCTCGTTTTGCTAATGGCGGTCTTGCTAAATACAAACTTCCATCTTACGAAGTTGGTTCACCATACATTCCTGAAGATCAAATTGCACAGCTTCACAAGGGTGAGCGTGTACTTACTGCACAAGAAAACAAGAACTTCTCATCTTCTGGACCTGTTACAAATAACATTACAATTAACGGTGCAGATAAAGACCCTAAGCAAATAGCACAAGAGGTTATGATACAATTAGAAAGAATACAAAGCAAAAACAATAAAACGAATTTGGTGGGCAGATAATGGCATATTTAATTGATGCAGGAATACAGATCTCTATTGATGGTAACACTTGGTATAAGATAACAGATCATAATAGAGATGCCATTGATATTTCTACAGAGTTAATTGAAACACAATCCCGCATGGCCAATGGCAAAATGAGAAAATATGTTGTTGCTCAAAAAAATAATATTTCTTGTTCTTGGAAATATGTTCCATCAAAGCATTCTGAGTGTGTTGATGGTTTTTATAGCGCTGCTTGGCTTGAGTCATTTTATAAGTCTAACGCAGGACTGCCTATTTACTTAAAGATTGTATCTTCAGGACTTAATGTAGACTCAGGCTTTGGATCACAGCCATTAGGAATATTTGTTACAGCACAGAACAGGTCTAAAACATATCATGTGTTTATAACTGATTTTTCTAAAACAATTATTAATAGAACAAAGGTTTCAGACTATGTTGATATGAGCATTGAGTTTACGGAGATATAATGCTAAATGTGGGAGCATTAACACAAACTCAGAGTTCTGATATATTTAAAAACTCGGAATCTATTGATCTTATTCCAGTGGTTTCTGCTGAGTGGAATCATAATTTATTTAATTCACCTTACATTACCGTAGCGGGTACTGGAACAAAGCAAACAATATCAGCTTCTGCTACATATGTAGATGCAATAGTGCCCAAAGAAAACTTTACAACAAAAAGCTTTCAAATGTCTGGCGGAACTGGATCAGCACAATACTCAGTATCTGGACTATCTGGAGCAGCCTATAAAGTAATCACATACGTAAAGACCAATAGCCCAATACCAGTAATGATTAGCGCATACGCAAAAGGATCTGGTTCACAGTCTGGTTCTCAACAAGCTGAAGCCACATCATTAACGTGGACAAAAGTAGTAACATATGTAGGGTCAAAAGAAACATTTAATTCATTTGATTATAAAATTGTAGCAAGCAGTTTTTCTGAAGAAAATACAAATCCTTTAGTATCTTTTACTTTACCAGAAGTTTATCAAACAACCATCTTTGACTATAAGAATGCATCTTTGTTTCCAACAGATAGTGTTTTCTCATATTTTAGACCAGGTGAGTCTTACGTTCCTTCAGGTAATGCTAGTTGTTCATTTGCACCAGGACATAGAAAAATTGTTTCACAACTACCATCTAAGTTTGATAGTAGTAAAATTGGAAATAAATATATGCCAATTACCTCAATTATTCAAAACCCTAGTTTCTTTTTAGTAGATAACAAATTGCCAGTATTAAAGAGTGCATTGCCTACAGACATTAACCCATACAGATACTTTGTATCTGACCCTGTAACAACTGACCCTACATATAGTCCAAGCATTACGGCTATTTATGAAAAGGGGTTAATGACAAATAAGATAGTAATTAAATTTAATACTTTAATGACTATTCCAACTTTTAACCTTTATATAAATGAATCACTAGTTACTGCTACTATAACAAACTCTGCAACACCACCAGTGACATCACAGGTATCAAACTTATCACCATTATCAAATAGCGACTCCTATAATACTGGTGTTATTGTTTTGTACTGGAATGGAACTGTATGGACAAACACACCTTGGTCACAAGCTGATATGCCAAAGTTTGAAGCAGACGGATCTTTAATTAAAAAAACAACAGTTAATAAAATTAGAATTACTCAAGTTAGTGCATCAGTTAATACTCCATTTACTGAACTTTCTAGAAGTGCTTCCGCATCTGCAGACTTAAAGAGAATGCATTTGATAGAAGTATCTCCTAGACTTGAAGTTGATTTGTCAGACTTTGTAACTGGATTAGATTTAGAAAAATCTTTAGATGGATCAAACACTGTGTTGCCTATATCTTCAATGAACTCAAATGATGTTAATATAACTTTTTCTGGAATACCAGCAACTAAGAATGGATCTATTGTTCCTATCTTTTCAAACCAAAGTGATAACTCGCTAACTATTCTTTCTAATATGCTAAGAAATAACATTAAGTTTTATGTTAATTTTCATTTACGCAGCAGCGCAGTTCTTGGAGCATCTGCTACAGCTCATTCAAATGTTTACATACCAGCAGGAGTATTCTACTCAGATTCTTGGAAAGAAAATGATATTCAAGATGTAACAGTCCAAGCATATGATGTATCTAAGTATTTGCAGTCAAAGCCTTCTCCAGACTACGTTGCAAATTTAAAAACGGTATTTGAAATAATAACCGATATTCTTGATCTTGCAGGATTTACTGACTATGACTATGACTCATTATATAGAATATGCAACAACAAGTCACAACCACTTGATATATCTTATTACTATGTTAACTCAAGAGATAAAACAATTATTGATGCTCTTAATGATATCTTTGTTGCATATCAAATTGGTGCATATATTGATGAGTATGGAATAATGAGATTCTTGAGTCTCTTTGACATCTTGTCTAACACATCTGAAGGACTTACTATATCAGAAGCAGACATACAGCAAAAGGGGGTATCAATATCAAATGCACAAAAACCAGGAAAAATATCTTTAAGATACCAAACACCAAGAGTTAAACAATCACCATCATTACAAAATGTAAAAAATCTTAAAATAAAAGATTCGCCTTCGTTTATCTATACAACATCCAATGACGTTGTATGGGAGCAGCAGTCTGCTGATTCACTTGGATTTAATTATTTAAAAGAAAGCATGTCTTCTGATTCTAATGTTTTAACTATTAATAAAAATGATTTACTGGATATATTCCACACTTTTAATATGGATACTAATGGATATGTAGCAGTAGAGGGCGAGATTATGTCTTTTCAGTATAAAGAGTACGAGATATCTTCTCTTTCAGATGAAACACAATCTAAAACTGTTTCTATTAAAAATAGCCTGGAGCTATCATCAGAAATTACTGATTTCATTAAAACAAATACAGTAGAACTTGTAGTTAATGATAGCCAATCATTGGTTGAAGGAGTAAGACAAGAACAAAACGATGACATACTAATAACTCCTACAGGAAACATTACTAACGTTCAACGTGGAATGTATGGAACATTGCCTACAAGTCATTCACGAATAACATCCTTATCTAGTAAAGGTCTAACAGAAAAAACAATCAGTAGCTCTTTTGCTTTTTCTACATCTACTGGTAATACTACAATAACAAATAACCACGACAACGCTGATAACATAAACCTTCCAAATGTTACAAAACTTGGAATAATAAGTCAAGGTAGTAGCAACACTAAGATTGCTGTGTGCCCATCTAGTGAAACATCTAGATCTTATAAAACATATTCAGTAAAGTTTGATATACCAGATCAGGATCAAGCAGCAGCTGGCCTTTATATTAATCAAAGCAGTACTGGATCGTTACAGCCACTATTTGTTGAAATGATTAAGTTTAGTGCTACTAATCCAAATCTTGGCATACCATACGATCCACCACGCTACACATACATAATGGCTATTTACGATTCAACAACCTTGTATAGTTATTCTGATGTGACTTCTCAGTGTAACAATGCATTAAACAAGCTACCAAGAATATTTAAGAACTACCCAAATGCTATTGCACCCGCTCCAAAATACGGCTATGTTTTTGATCCAATTTTTAATCTAAGGGTTGTTCTTAATAAAACAGATGGCTCAGATGGAGAAAATGGAACTATTGAAGATCCAAATACAGCTCTAACTATTTTCTTAAATAATATAGAGATTACATCTTGGCAAATACCTGATACATCAACCAGTGTAGCGGATTGGAAAGCTCCTGAAATAAATAAAAGATCAAGAGTTAGACAAAAGGTAACTGTTCCCAACATGTATGGAGAATCAAAAAGTTTTGGATTCTATGCATCATCTGTTCCAAGAGCAATACCAGATGTTTCTTACCCTGGACTAACTAGTTCTGGTTCTGTTGTTGCTAACTTAAGAGAAATACATGCAACAGAAAAGCCATTGATGTCAAGAAATGCAGGATATTTTTATCAAGAAACAGAATTTTTAAATGGTATTGTTCAAAATCAACCATTGTCTTTAAACTCTTTAAGCTATATAATGCAGACTACTCCAGAAGTCTCAGGAATAACATTTTACGATGTTCAATATTCAACTCCAGCAGCCGTATCAGTTGATTTTCTTCCTATCCAATATGCAGTAGTTTACCATCCAGGAACCAGTAAAGAGCAGCAAGCATTTGCTTTAAAAAAGATCGTTACACAAGAATCAGTTGCATACTCAACACCGTTAAATACAGGATTTAGAGCAAGAATGGCTTTGGCTAATAACTCACTTCACATGGTTCTGTTAACTAACGAACCAAATGAAGTTGTTAAGGCTAAGATAAATCTAAAGCTTTGGACTAACGAGATCATTGCTTCTTCTGAGCCAGATATCCTTGAGGCTTTAATTGATGAAGCAAATCAAAACGATGTTGCTCAACTTGATTCAGAATGGGTACAGTCAAAGTTTGCAGGTCAAAAAATGCTAAAGCTTGTTGAATCATCTCTGGATGGATTTGCCATTACTACAACGTTAGAAATCTTTGGAAATCCATTAGTTCAAATTGGAGATACAGTCACCCTTTCTTATAATTTAAACGGTATGCTAAATCAAAAGCACGTAGTAACTGCGATATCCCATAGCTTTGAAAATGGCTTAAGCACAAGCTTAACCTTGAGCAGGATCAAGCAATAGAGGCCACTCAGCGTGGTATAATTAATAGAATAGGAGATAACAAATGCCATATGTAAAAATATCAGACCCACAGATTATAGACCTTGCTGCTTGGCAAAGCGTCATTAATGTTGTTAATGCTCATGATGATAGCATTCTTTCACTTACCAATAATGTTGGTAGTGGTACAGCTTCACAAATTGACTATAACGGCGAGGCTGACTTTGTAAACACTTTTAATCCAGGAACACAAAAAATATTATACGGAAGAACCAAAGTCCTTATGAGTGAAATGAGCGCTGTTCCAGATTCTTACGGTCAAGTAGTTTATAAAACAATAGATTTTCAACAGGATGGAAGCACGGTTTTTAATGCAAGGCCAATAATGACAGCTTCAATACAGTTTGGTCATTCAAGCATCGCATCACTTGGAGATAAAAACCATGATGTAATGTTTAGCTTGTTTAATATTACTCCAAATAATTTTAGTTTTAGAATTAACAGAGCTATAGCTACTCCAGATGAAGCAACCTCAACAAAGCGTCCACTTGTAATACCAGCAAACAATAGTTTTTTTCTTAATTGGTCAGCATTAGGCCCAAGATAATCTGGTGTCATTTTGACCTCAAAATACAAAAATAATAAATCTGTTGCAAAAAATCCAACAGTATCCATTGATGTTGATGACCCAAGAGTATCTTGGGAAAATTTAAAACAAACTCAATCTCGCATTGGATCAGAAATTGAAATTATTGGTGCAGAAGGAAAGGCAATTTTTTTTGGTGGTGATTTTGCAGGCGCAGCAGCAACTGATAAGAATGTAATTCCTCCATACTTCCCAGCAAATATAACTTGGCCTGGAGATAACAAAGAGCCTCAAACTTACCCTGGAGGATCTGGTCCTTTTATTATTGTTCCAACAAATCCAGCAAATGTAACTGCTGCTTGGTCTGGAGACAACCTTGTTGTAAGTTTTGACTGGGATGGTGCTAATGAATATAACGTAACAATATCACAGTTTATTTTAGAAGTAACTGCAGATGGTGTTACAAGAAGAACCCCAATGAATTCTTTTCTTCCAAATAAAACATCAACTTCACAAACAGCTATTTTTACAAAAGCACTAAATAAGCTAACTTTTGGTTTGTTTAGAACAAAAATAACGTCTGTTTGTGTTTTAGTTGCAGATCCACTAAATAATATTAGTCAAACAATTTGTGCTCTAAGTGTTGGGGCATATGTATTAAACTTGCCAGTACCAGTAATAACACTAACTGGAATAAGCAATGGGTATAGTGTTGCTTATACAACACCAACAGAGGGTCCATTTGATGCATTAGATGTTTGGGAAATAGAAAGTACAGAAACAACTGCTCCTGCTGTTATATTTGCAGAAGATGGAATTACTCCAACAAACTATAGCAGAGTATATTTTAGTAGCTTAAACCCAGCAAATGTTTTAACTCAAAATTCTAACAAGCGTTGGGCAATGGCAAGGTTTGCATCAGAGGGTGGAATTTATACTTTATTTTGTGATCCAAAAGTTGTTACACCACTAAGTCCTGTAGTTGCAGATAATGAAGGACCACCTGATGTTGCAGCAGGATCAGTTACAGTATCTGGCGGTATTGATACAAGCGGATTCTTAGGATTTAATGCTTATGCAGATATACAGTGGGGAGCAGTTACCACAGGAGATATACGTGGATATAGAATTAGATTTAGTAATGATGGTGGTACAACCTTTTCTTATGCAGATTCTCCAGGCACTGCACTTAAATATAGACTTGGTGGCCTTGCAGTAGGATCAACATATAAAATAGCAGTTGCAACTTATGACCAATACAACAATACATCTACAAATTATGTTGTTGGTCCCGATGTTACAGTAAGTGGAACACCTTCTGTATCAAACTACATCACAGCAGGTCCATTTCAATTTGGTGTTGGTGTAGGAGGGGTAAACACAAATAAAGGCTTATACTTTGATGATAGCAACTATTGGTATATCAATGCAACAAACAGTGCAAGGTTAAAAGTAGGTGGCAGCACATCTAACTATTTGTCTTGGGATGGCAGTGATTTTTTAATTGATGGAAACATATCTGCAAGAAAAGGAACATTCAGCGGTAATGTAACAATTGCTGGTGGAGGATCACTTCAATCATTTATTACACCACCAACAGTATTTTCAATATCTGCAGTTACATATACAGCATCAACAGCAATTTATACAACAACAGCAAACCACGGATACGTTGTAGGAGATGACGTCCTAATCTCTGGCTTACTTCCTCAAGGATACAACGGTAAGTTTAGAGTAACAGCACAGACACCAACTACATTTACTGTAACAAATACAACCAATGCAGCGCTTACTGATTCAGTTGGATCAGTTATATTAATTACTGGAACTGGGTTTGTATTAAATAAAGATGGGCTAGCGTTTAACTCTTCAACAACTAGAGATATAACAACAATTAATGCGGAGACTGGTTTATTTACTACAAAGAGTGCAAATATTGGTGGATGGCAAGTTGACTCCAGCAAGATTCAAAAAACTTCTATTGTTGGCAAGGGTAACATTATTCTTGATTCATCTAATGGTTATATTGCTGTATCAAACTCTGCTATCTCATCAAGCTTAGCGGGTATTAATAGTCCAGGAAATGATCTTAACCATTCAGTTTTTTGGGCTGGTACTACTGATCCAAACTCTGATACTAATCCATTTAGAGTAACTATTGGTGGAAAGCTTTATGCAAATCAAGCAGTAATCAAAGGAACAGTTTCTAGTACTGGACCACTAGGAGCCATGACTCTGGATGGAGATCATGGATATATATCATTAAAAACAGGAGCGTCTGGTCCAACAGCATACCTTGTTCCAAGAAATAATAACATATACTTAACTAGCCCAAGTGCAACTCCTCCTTGGACAGTTGGTGATCTTGCATTAGGAATCAACCCATCTGGACCAGTAAATGGACCATACATTTCTGCAGGATCAAGCTATAAAGATTATTGGGGAAATGTAACAACTGGAACTGGTATATTTGTTGGAGCATGGGATTACTTCACTACTGGTTCAAGCAAGCCTTTTGTTACTGCAACAGATACTGGTATTCAGCTTTCTGTTAGCCCAGACCTTGGTTTACTTTTAGATCGTGGAGACTTAACACGAACTGGAAATAAACTTAATCCTGCAATTCCAAGCGGTACAGCATCAATGTTATTTTATACATCAAAAGAGTCTGGAGCACCATACTCACCAACTACAGCATATGGGGCATGGGCATCTTTTACAAATAAGAAGATTAAATTAAGTGCTGACTCAAATACTTTTATTAACATTACAGGAACAGATGGCACAGCAGATGAAAACCAAGTACTTATAAAAGCAACTACTGATATAGGTGCGGTATTTAATTCTCAGGGAATTTTAATTAGAATAGATGCTGACACTTATCAAGAATTTAATAATAACTATATTAAACTGCAGGCTATTGGCACTGTTAGTCAAACACTTAACACAGATGGAATTTTAATACAATCAACAGCAGCTATTTGGCAGCGTTTTAATTCATCTGGTATTAGACTACAGTCAACAGATTCTATTTACCAAACATTTGACTCAACATCAATCACTCTAGCATCTGGAAAAACATCTAACACAACAAGTGAAGTAAGTGCGTATGGTGGAGCATCAAAAATAGTAATTAATGATACCAAGGTTTCAATTACTGGTATTCCAAGAGCATTAGCTTTTGACATGGCTGATTACAGAAGCAACCCTTATTACAGAGGGGTTAGCCCACTTGGTTATCCACCAAGACAAAGAATGATTATTGAAGATCCTGTAAGCGGTGAAGCACAGCTTGGAATGGCAGTTTACTACTTAGATTTAACCAAGGTTAATGTGACCCTTACTAGCGGACCTTCAGATACTATGGGTGTGCAAGGAGATCTTGCGGTGATGTTCTAATGCCATTTTATGCAAAGAAGCCATCTGGGTGGACCAAAGTAAAAAGATTTGATGTAAAAAAACCAGGGGGTACTAGTGGTACCTGGGCACAGGTAAAAAAGGGATTTATTAAAAAGGTTTCTGGCTGGGTTCAATTCTGGCCAAAGTCTGGACCATACACAACAACAGCTCCATTTTTTTCATCAGACACTGCAGGTAATTCACCTCTTGTTTATCCAATTATATTTGGTGAAACAGTTTATGCACAAAGGGGTGTTTGGGTTGGCAATGGAGAAACAATATCTTCTTATAGATATAAAGTTGAGGGGTCTACTTCAGGGATCTTAGATACTGGTCCATACACAACTTTAGTATCTGAAAGAACTATGTCTGGTTCATACGCATCTGTTGTGTGTGATCAAGCAAACTTTGACGGTAAGTATCTATTATTAACAGTTACTGCTGTAACATCAAGCAATGCAAATGGAGAAGATAGCTCCGACAACACAGAAACAGGTGTCGGATATAGAATTCCAGTAATAAGAAATGAGCCAGAGCCTAAATCTGGAACTACACCATCTATAATAGGAGTAGTTACTAGTCTTCCTACAACACTATACTACACATCATCTTGGAATGGTGCACAAGAATACCTTCCAGACTCAACAAGAAGCTCTGTAAAGTGGTATACAGCAACATCTGGAACATACAATACTTCAAATATAGCAACATATGGAACAGAGGTAACTTCTGGAGTAACCACTTCAACTCCAACATTATCATCAGGAATATATACCGTAACATCTTCTGTAGTTACACCATCTACTCTTCCAGAAAATACATACTACTATGCTGTTGACACACAAAAAAATAGTGGAACAGATTATAGTATAGGAGTGGATTACGGAATTAAGCAATTTGCTGTTAGGGGTCCACTACAGACACCTCCAAATCCACCTACAAACCTACAAAGAACGTTAGGAAATGGCACATCAAAGACATTTAGCTGGGTAGATCCAGTAGGTGGTGGAACAATTACACGGTATGAGTATAGATATACTAGTCCATTTGGTGATTCAGGATGGATAAGCAATAACTTGCTAACTAGTGTTTCAATAACAACAGTCTATGGATCACAAAATGTTTTTTCAGTAAAGTCTGTTGGTCCAACTGCTGAAAGCTCAGCTGTATTAACTCCATCATTTACTGTGCCAAGAGTTACAACATCGCCATTTATGCTTACACGAAATTCTACTGCAGCAGAAATTGATTGGGCATCTAATGATCAAGCAACATGGTCTCTATCTTTATCTCCCGCAGGAGCAACTTCTCCATATACAGGAACAACGGAATCTCTAACAACTACCCCACCAACAGATTTGGTTGGAAGCACAACATATACTCCCACACTAACAATTACTTCTAGTACTGGAGATACCCACACTGTTACAGGAACTGCATTCACTACTCTTGCTCCAGTACCAGGCCCACCAACCAATCTTCAAAGAACTTTGGGCAATGGAACAAATAAAACATTTACATGGGACGCACCATCATCTGGAACAACTCCTACATCATATGAATATAACTTAAGTGGGGCAGGCTGGGTAAGCACAGGACTAACAAGGTCTGTATCTTTTACAAATATAGCTGGGCAAAATTTAACATTTTTAGTAAGAGCAAGATCTGCAGCAGGACCAGGAACGTCTGTAAGCACTGGACAATTTACTATACCAACTCTTACTTTTCCAGCACCAAGCCCAGTAACATCAACATCAGCTTTATTTAATTGGACATCTAATTATCAGTCAAGCTATTCTTTATCAATACCAGGAGCTACTGGTACACCATTTACTGGAAATGATTCTGGAACATTTTATGCAATAAATAATGCGTTTGTTGGAAGTACAACTTATACGGCAACAATGACTGTAGCATCTAGCACTGGAGATACTGTATCAGCATCTCAAACATTTACTACAGCAGCGCCAGTACCAGGAACCCCAACAAATCTTCAAAGAACAACTGGAAATGGTCTAGCAAAAACATTTACTTGGTCTGCACCATCTGGAGGATCAACACCAACTGGTTATGAATATCAACTTAATAACCTTGGATTTATTGATATTGGTTTAACAACCTCAGTTGCTTTAACAGTTGTTAATGGAGCAAACACTTTTCAGGTAAGAGCTTATAATGGTTCAGGAGCAGGCTCATCAGCAAGCACTGGACAGTTCACTCCACCAGTTATTTCTTCTTTCCCAGCAGCAAATCCAGTAACATCAGTCAGTGCAGCATTTAACTGGACAAATAATACTAGTAATCAATCTACATTTTCTTTATCAATACCAGGAGCTACAGGAAGTCCATTTACTGGAACTACAGCAACAACTTATGCTGTTAATAATGCATTAACACCAAGCACAACCTATAACCCAACTCTTACAATAACTGGACCTAATGGAGATACTGCAACAACTACTGGGTCATCATTTACTACATCAGCAGCAGTTCCAGGGCCCCCACCAAATTTAGCAAAATCTGCTGGTAATGGTGGATCAAAAACATTTACATGGGACGCACCTGCTGGCACAGTTACTTCTTATGAAGTTCAAATTAATAATCTTGGATATACAGATATTGGAAATGTAAGAACATATAGCGTAACTGGTTTATCTGGAAGTAACAACTTTTTTGTTAGAGCAAAGAACTCAACAGGAACTGGATCTGCATCATCAATATCAATGGTTATTCCAACAATATCTACAGCACTTTCATCTTCTGCAGTTGCTGCTACCTCTGCTACACTTTCGTGGGGATCTACAAACCAATCAACTTATTCTATATCAATTCCAGGAGCACCATCTACACCTTATACAGGAACAAGTGCGGTTACTAGATCAATAACTGGTTTGACTGCAAATACAATTTATTCACCATCTCTTTCTGTAATATCAAGTGCTAGTGATACTGTATCTTCTTCAACGTCTTTTTGTACATTATCAGGCCCAGCAGCTATTACTATTACAAATGTTACTTCAAATGGTTTTACAGCAAGTTGGTCATCAACAAATGCTACACAATTTTATGTTGATATTTTTAGGACTAGTAGTGCAGTCTCAATTACGGGATACCCAAAATTTACCACAACAACCACTTCTGGAGCTTTGACTGGTTTAGTTTCTAATGCTCAATATACTATCAGTGTAGTTGGATTAAATCAAAATACCGTTTCAGGAACACAGGCTGTTGTTAATCAAGCTACGGGTGTGGCTGCACCATTCTTCCCACCATTCTTCCCACCTACTTTTGGACCATTCTTCCCACCATTCTTCCCACCATTCTTCCCACCTACTTTTGGACCATTCTTCCCACCTTATTTTGCTGGGCCTTACTTCCCATACTTTACTATTCCAGGAGCAGAATAAAATATAAACATGCTAAATTGTTTATATGATATACTTAATATATACTATAATAAGGAGCAGCAATGGTATACACGCTAACCAATGAAGAAAAGATTGATATAATCAATCAACACCTTAAAAATCTGGAATACTCTAAGTTTAATTCTGAGATTTCTTTAGTTGAGGAGTCAGCAGCAGCTGAACCACAGCAAATTTTAATTGATGAGATCCAAGGGCAAATAGATAGCATTAATGCAAAACAAGAAGCACTGTTATCAAAGATATCATCTTTAGGATAATATAAATATGTCAGATCTTACCAATGAGGAAAAATCTGTAATTGTTTTACAGCATTTAAAAAATATCGCATATTCAGAGTACAATGCTATTCTGAGTTTAGCACAAGAGCAAGCACTTTCAGAACCTAATCAAAGTAATGTGCAAAATTTAACTAATCAAATATCAGATATTGTTGCTCAAAAACAAATACTGCAAGACGAATTAGATTCTTTATCATAAAAAACAAAGGGGTGTAAAATGGAAAACAAAGCAGAACTTATCATTATGGCATTACAGCAACGTATTGGTGAATTAGTGTCTAACTATGAAACACAAATTGCTGTTCTAAGAGCAGAGATAACTCAGTATTCTCAGGAACAAGAAGAAAAGAAAGCAGCAGTAGAAAATTATTCAAACAGTCTTGAAGAAAAAATAGCCAACTAACCATAAGGATATAATGTTAAATTGTAAAAGATGCGATGGGCGTATCTTTGTGGATAGGCAGTATACAACTGCTGAACATTTAGAAACATCTTGTATTACATGTGGTGATAGAAAATTCTATCATCCACCTTCAGCAACTAAAGAGGGACGATGGATACTTCAAAAGGAAAAATCCAGAGCCAAGCATACAATAACGAACCTGTAATTAAAGGTAAAGTAAAAGTATGGTTTATTAATGGCGACCTTGTAAAGGTTTATCATAGCTCACGTTCTACTGGAATGGTTACGTTTTATAATATAACTAAAGATCGTTTAGAGACATGCCTACTTTCTGACTTTAAAAAAAATCGTGAGCGTGCATACAGTGTATCAGAAACTGCTAAACTTATCAATAGGCATAGAAAATATATTCCAAGTTTAATTAAACGAGGAGTTATACCTCCACCAATAGGTGCAAAGCTTGATGGAGAAAGAGGATTTAAAATTAGATCCTATTACTCTGAATCACATGTCAGAGAGATACGTGCTATACTTGCAAGTATACATATCGGACAACCAAGAAAAGACAAATTAATAACAAACAACATGACTCCTACAAGCCAAGAGTTGACAAGGCGTATGGGGGACGGTATACTTACATATACGAGAACAGAAGATGGACGATTTATTCCAGTGTGGAATGAGTCTATATAATTTAGAAATGGGTGGGGTAATGGAAAACGAATCAACAAAGGTATCTGTAACACTTGGATACACGCTTAACTTAGGAAATTTTCAATCATTGAGACTTGATTTAGGAATTGTAGAATCACGGAAAAATGGTGAAACTATTGATCAGGCTTTTGAGCGTGTATATAAGTTTGTAGAAGATAAGCTGACTGACAAAATTCAAGAAGCAAAATCTGAAATCTCAGAGTAATGGCAGAACGCAAAGACCGAATGGCTTTGCTTAGTAGATACTCAAAATTGCATACAGCAAAATATGAGCAAAAGCCATCTTTAAATTTAAATGTTGAACAGTGGGCAGCAGACGGACTAGTTGAATCATATGGCATGTCACAATGCTATGAGTTGCTAGATTATTATTTTTCTGTTGCACAAGAAACAAGCTGGAACTATTTTGCTTACAACGCAGAAAAGATTCTTAATGGTAAACTAGATGTAGAACAAGATATAAAAGACAGAAAACAGCGCAGGGAAAAAGCAAAGGAGTGGCTAAGTGAATAATACAGAGGCTAAAGTAATTTCAGCGGTATTACAAGACAAGCAACTCCATGTATTATTACAAGCAAATGTAGAGACACTCCTTAGAACTCATAACGACGTATGGAATTTTATCCGTTTATATGCAGAGAATAATGGAACAGTCCCACCCTCATCTTTGGTGTTAGAGCGATTTAGAGATTTTGAAATAATCAAAGATATTGGTGCAACAAAACACCACCTTGAAGAATTACAGACTGAGTATTTAAATGACACCCTTAAAGATATACTACGATCTGCTGCAACTGAGGTTCAGTCTGGTCAAGGAGTTTTAGCACTTGAAGAACTAATTACTAAGACATCTACACTAAAGAAAAATACATCATCTATTCGTGATATTGATGCAACAGATATTGATTCTGCCATTGCATACTTTGAAAATGTTAAAGAACAAAATGCATTAGGAAAGCGTGGCATTAAGACAGGGCTTCCAGGATTTGATAACTACTTACCATCTGGAATTATGCCAGGCCAGCTAGGAGTCTTTTTAGCATACCCAGGTATAGGAAAGTCATGGATGGCTCTGTACTTTGCTGTACAGGCCTGGAAACAGGGTAAGACACCCCTTATTATCTCTCTTGAGATGAGTGAGACAGAGGTTCGTAACCGTGTCTTTACAATTATGGGTGAGGGTCTATGGTCTCATAGAAAGCTTTCTAATGGTGAAGTAGAACTTGACATGATGAAGAAGTGGCATATAGATAAAATTGATGGTCGTCCACCATTTCATATTATCTCTAACGACTCTGGCGGTGAGGTAACTCCTTCTGTAATCCGTGGAAAACTAGATCAGTACAAGCCAGACTTTGTTGTGGTTGATTATCTTCAACTTATGAGTCCAAATCAAAAAGCTGATAACGAAACGGTAAAGATGAAAAACCTTTCTCGTGAACTAAAGCTTATGGCTATTAGTGAAGAAGTACCTATCATTGCTATATCATCTGCCACACCTGATGATGTAAAGGATATGTCCAGTGTTCCTACACTTGCACAAACTGCTTGGTCAAGACAGATTGCATATGATGCTGACTGGGTTATGGCACTTGGCCGTGCATCCAATAGCGATATTATTGAGTGTGCTTTTAGAAAGAACCGTAATGGTTTTATGGGAGACTTCTTAGTACAGTGCGACTTTGATAAGGGCTACTATCGTTACAAGGATTTTGAAGATGGCAAGTAAAGAGATTTATACAGAAGAACAGATTCGTCGTGTTCTCAATGGCGCAGGATTAGATATTGAAGCTGAGTTTGGCAATGACTTTATTGTCTACTGCCCATTTCATAACAACAGTAGAACGCCTGCTGGAGAAGTAGCAAAGGATAGTGGACTATTCTTTTGTTTTGGATGTCAGGTAACAAAGAATCTTGTTGAGCTAATAATGTTTACTTCAAATAGATCATACTTTGAAACTGTTAGATACATTAAAGGCAAAGAACAGAAGTCTGATATTCAAAGTATTGTTGGAAAAGCACTCTACGCACCACCTGATTTTGTTCAGTATGATGAATTGCTTATTAAAAGATTAAATAAGCAAGCACTTGACTCTCCACTAGCAATGAATTATTTTAATGGTCGCAGACTAACAAAAGATTCTGTAATTAAGTTTGATCTTGGCTATTCAGAAAAGCAAGGATCTGTAACTATTCCAGTTCACTCACCTGACTCTATGTGTATTGGTTTTGTTGCAAGAACAATTGAAGGCAAAGAATTTAAGAATACTCCAGGGCTTCCAAAAAGCAAGGTTTTATTTAACTTGCACAGAGTCAAGAGTTCTAGTATAGTATATGTAGTGGAATCATCATTTGATGCAATCCGTTTAGATCAAGTAGGTTTTCCAGCAGTTGCAACGCTGGGTGCTAATGTGTCTGTATCTCAGATCAGACTATTAGAAAAGTACTTCAACAATGTTGTACTTATTGCAGACAACGATGAAGCTGGCGCTATTATGAAAGATAAACTAATTGAAAAGTTAGGATCTCTTGTAACAGTAATTAGCTTAGACAAAAAATACAAAGACATAGGAGACATGGATGATGATCAGATTAAAAAACTGGAGTTTCAGTTTGACAATTCAATCATATCTATGCTAAAATAAAAACAATAACAAAAAAAGGAGCATGACAAAATGGCAATTGTAAAAGGATTAAAAAACATTAACGCATTAGTAGACAAGCCAAAGTTTGAAGGCACAGGTGCAAAGGTACGTTGGTTTAAGATCGCAGACGGTCAAGCAGTAAAGATTCGTTTTATTGAAGAGCTTGATGAAGATTCAGCAAATTATAATGAAGCACGTGGACTTGCACTAGTTGTGTCAGAACACACAAATCCAAAGGACTACAAGCGTAAGGCTGTAGACACTATGGAATCAGAAGGTCGTGACTGGGCAGAAGAGATGCACCGCAAGGATATGAAGGCTGGCTGGCGTGCACGTCTTCGTTTTTATTGCAACGTTCTTGTAGATGATGGCATTGATGCACCATATGTTGCAATTTGGAACATGGGTGTTAGCAAGCAATCTGCATTTAATACTATTCGTGAGTATGCACTTGAAACAGGTAGCATCTCAAATCTTACTTGGAAAGTAAAGCGTAATGGTCAGGGTACTGAAACAAGCTATACACTTATTCCAAGTTCTCCAGATGCTGCACCATTTGATTGGGCAGGAATTGAACCTTATCCATTGGAGAAGGCACTAAACAAGGTTCCATACGCAGAACAAGAAGCCTTTTATTTAGGCTTTGATACTCCTTCATCTTCATCATCAGCAAATATTGACTGGTAATAGATGAACTACGTTGGCTTACATGTCCA